GGTAAAACTTATTCGTCAACTAACATTGGTACGCAAAGTTACACATATGTAGCTGGAGAGCCTTTTACGCCTTACGAAGATACTGAAGCTTTTGAGGCTGTAGTTATTGGTTGGTTAGAAGATTCTTTAGATGTAGATAAAATGCAAGCTAGTATAGCTGCAAACATACAGTCTCAAATTACACCAGTTAATGAAGACTTATACTTTACATGGCAAAACCCTGTGCCACCGAATGAAGAATAAAAGGTAATTTATACGTCAAACGTGTAATAATAAAAACCATACAAAGCTCTGAGCTTGTTGTAATTAAATTAAATTAAATCAAATTAAATATGTCAGACAAAATTGTCAAGAACTTAAGCTTTGGTGATGACGCTAAAGTTAAGGTCTTCGAAGGAATTAATAAACTCACAAAAGCTGTTAGCTCTACATTAGGAGCTAGCGGCCAATGTGTCATACTAGAAGACGGTAGCGGAAGACCTATCATTACAAAAGATGGTGTAACAGTTGCTGATTCAATAACATTACTAGACCCAGTAGAAAATATGGGTGCTACGCTTTTAAAGGAAGCTGCTAGAAAAACTGTAAAAGAAGCTGGAGACGGAACAACAACAGCTACAGTACTAGCGCACTCTATTCTAAACGAAGCCTATGAAGCTTCTAAAACAGACAACATCAGAATAATTAAAGATGGTATTGGTACTGGTGTCGAGAAAGTGATAAAATACTTAGAGAAAAAGAGTATTGAAGTTAGTGGTGATATGTTAAAAGATATTGCTACTATTAGTTGTAACAACGAAAGAGATCTAGGAGAGATCATTGGCGATGCCTTTGAAGCTGTTGGTGAAAACGGAGTTGTTATGATGGAACCTACAGACGTCGAAGAAACAAGCTTTGAATTAGTAGATGGAGTTCAATACGAAAAAGGTTTGACAAACTCTCATTTTGTAACTAGTCAAGAAAAAAGAGTTGCAGAACTTGAAAGACCAGTTGTACTACTTTTGGAATCACCAGTCGAGACTATAAGAAAAATACAATCAGTTTTAGAGCATGTTATACAAAACAACATACCTTTATTAATTATAGGTGATTTAGATCCTCAAGTAGTTTCTACATTAGCTATGAATAAAGTTAAAGGTAATATAAAGGTAAACGTAATCAACGCTCCTACGTACGGTATTAATAAAAAAGATGTATTATCTGATTTAGCTGTATTAACAGGTGCAACAGTAATAAATGAAGATCTTGGAGACGACTTAGATGTTATAAATCCAGATTTATTAGGTACGTGCTACAGAAGTGTGACTGATGATTACGAGACTATACTACAAGTAGATAACGAAACAGAAGAAGTTAAAAATCTTATAGACGAGGTTAAAAGCCAGATAAAGGAAGCTAGAGCTCCTGGAGATGTTATTAGATTAGAAAAAAGACTTTCAAGGTTATCTGCTAAAGTAGCTATAGTAAAAGTCGGTGCTAACTCAGAGATTGAGTTAAAAGAAAAGTCAGATAGAGTTGAAGACGCTATATGCGCAACTAAAGCCGCTATTAAAGAAGGTATAGTTTCAGGTGGTGGAATTGCTTTATTAGATGCATCGACAAAAGTTAAGCCTAAGAACAAAGGTGAAGAGATACTACTAGAAGCCATTAAAGCGCCATTTAAGAAGATATTAAGTAATTCAGGTGTTGAGTTTCAGGTGTCAGGTAAAGAAGGCGTAGGAATTGACGTAGTAACAGGTAAGATGGTTAATATGATTAAGAAAGGAATTATTGATCCTTTGTTAGTTACCAAAAGCGCACTTAAAAACGCTGCCTCAGTAGCCACAACTATATTATCAACTGATTGTGTAATTAATAACTTAAGAGTTGGAGATGAAAGCAATAGGTAGTAATATAATTATAGAAAAAATAAAAGAAGCGCCTGTGTCTAAAACAGACGGAGGCTTGCTTCTTACAGAATCACAAAGACAAGACGTCAGGTATAAGAAAGGTTCAGTTGTAAACTGTGGTGATCTTGTTAAAGGTGTTAAAGAAGGTGATAGCATATTTTATGATAAACACGCTGGTCATAGAGTCGAAATAGGTAACGATATTTATTATGTTATCAAATTTCAAGACGTTGTAATTGTTTTATGAGAATAGAGGCTAGCGATATTAAAGATTTAAACTTATTAAAGCATTATAGAATTATAAGAAAGTGGGCGTGTAAAAACAACGACTTAACTGATGCTGATTTAGAATTATTAATATACCTAGACTGTATTGATCTTTTTACTAAAAAAGATTTTATGGATGGTTCATATTCTTATAGTTGGGACAAAAGAAGATGGAATAAATTATTAAAAGAAGACTGGGTGCAAGTATGGAGGCCTAGAAATAGAACTACACAGAAGTATCATATATACAAGGTTTCTTTTAAAGGTAAACAACTTATACAGAGAATATATAGAATTATGCTTGGCGCTGAAGACATACCTACGAGTATGAAAAGAAACGTCATAATGAAGGGTAAGACATATACTGATAAGGTTTTAATAACCTCCATAAACAACGTTAACAAAGACAAAAATAGATAACTATGAACAATCAATTAATCAATGAGCAAGTAGATCCAATGACTGGTGAGCCTGTTCAATTTACAACTGTTCCTCCAACTCCATCAAACGAGTTAGGTTCAGCTAAGCCGCTTTTTAACGACGGCTCTAAGAACTATGCACAATCAATATATGGTGACGTAGCTCAAAGACAAAACTCTTTAGGATCAAACGCGCCATTGTTTAAAAAAAGCTGTGGTTATAAAAAATAAAACTATGAAAGGAAAAAACGGAATTGTAGGAGAAAATACTTTATGGGACGGACCATTGAGTCAAGACGGCAGACCTCACGGAAAAGGATCTAGCTCAGGTATAAACGGTATGAAGCTAAAGTTAGCTGACTGCGGTTGTGATTCATTAAAAGGACCTATAACTCAAAGAGCTAAAGGCTTATAATAAAAAAAGCTATGAGTGATTTGAAATTATACACAGCAAATACTTTAACTTTAGGTGTGACAACTTTTACAAATATAGAGATGAGTTTAAAAGTAATACTACTATTACTTTCGATAGGATATACGCTAAGTAAATGGCTTAACATTAAAAAAGAAAAATAATGGCTTATACTCAAGAAAATATTTCTCCTTTCTTAAAAGTTAGAAAAACTACAAAAGGAAAAGGTAGAAATTTTAGAACAACAAAAGAAGGAGCCGGAATGACTTCTGCTGGTGTTAAGAAATATAAGAAAGAAAACCCGGGTAGCAAGCTTCAAACAGCTGTAACTGGTGATGTAAAACCAGGTAGCAAAGCTGCTAAAAGAAGAAAATCTTTTTGTGCTAGATCTAAAGGTTGGACTGGTGAAAGAGGTAAAGCCGCTAGAAAAAGATGGAAATGTTAAAATAAAAACTATGAAAAAAAGTAAAGCAAAAGTAGAGCAAGATTATGCTAGAAACGCAATCCACGATTACGAAACTGGTAAGAAAAAACAAGGTAACTACGAAAAGAAAAAAGAATTAGAAGTTGCTGCTGGTGAAGGATTCAAAATGAAAGGTGAATCAAAAAGCCCTTTGTATTCTAAAGGATCTTTTATGTCTAAGCATTGTAAATCAAGTTTTGGATCTCCGTTAAATAAAAAAAGCTGTAGTAAATACTAGTATGGCTTTCAGTATGAAGATGGGTGAAATGTCTATGGATAACACTCCTATATACCAGGTTGATACTGAGAAAGGTGTTATGGGTCAAGCTTTAAACAATGGCTCTATACTGATAGATAAACACTTGAGTGGTAAAGATAAAGAAGAAGTTATAAAGCACGAAAAAGTGCATCTAGATCAAATGAGTAGAGGAGATTTAGATTATGATGGCGATAACGTTTATTGGAAAGGTAAGAAGTACCCTAGATCAGTAATGAATGAAGGAGCTAAAAATCTACCTTGGGAAAAAGAAGCATATAATAAAACTACAGACATGAAAAGTTCAACAAAGAATACACCTTTTTACAAAACTGGACCTAGTGATCCTAGTCCAAAAGAAAAGCAGTCAAAAGCAAAAGTAGGTGAAATACCTGGATTACAAGAGATTAAGCAAAGGTTTAAGGGCAAGTATGAAGTTACAGCTAAAAAAGGTCAAGTTAACAAATACAAATTAGTAGACAAAAGTGGTAATTCAATTTCTTACTCTGCTGGACCAAGAAGCAAAAAAGAAAAAAGAACTTTCGCTGAAGCTATAAACGAGTCAATGAAATGAAAAAAATCCTAAGCCTTTTAACAGGTGGTCTTATTAAAGACGTTGGTGGTGTAATAGACAAGCTAACCACTACGGATGAAGAAAGATTAGCTGCTAAGCATAAAATACAAGAATTATTAGAACAAGCTGATAAAGACGCTCAAGCTCAAGTAACTGATCGTTGGAAGGCTGATATGGCTAGTGATAGTTTTTTATCTAAAAACATACGCCCATTAGTTCTAATATACTTAACTATAGTTTTCACTGTGTTATCTTTTTTTGATGGTAATATCGGTGGGTTCAAAGTTGCTACGCAATACATACCTATATTTCAGTCATTATTAATAACGGTATACGGTGCTTACTTTGTAGGAAGGACTTGGGAAAAGTCTAAACAATCAGGTAATAATAAATAGTAATAAATAAAATGTCTAAAACAATTAAATTAAATCAAATGGAAAACAAGATCACAGAAGAAGAATTAACATTATTAAAAGAGTTGCAAGGTAAATTAAACCAATCTGTTTCACAGGTAGGATTTTTAGAAACTCAAAAGCACTCTTTATTACACGCGATTGCAGAAATCAATTCTGATGTTGAAAAACAAAAGTCTGAGCTAGAAAATAAATACGGAAGTATTACAATTAATCTAGAGGACGGTAGTTTTGAAGAAGTTAAACAAGAAGAAGCTTCAGCAGAGTAATTATGTCATCTATTATAAGAAAAATTAGTATAGGTTCTGATTATAAAAACGACGCGATGCATTACGCGTTGGGTCAATCAGTATATGGTGGTCACGAAATATCACATATACTTTATGATGAGTCTAAGAATTCTTATAGTATACATATAAAAAAAGACAATGAGATATTGCCATGGAAGAAATTTAATTCTAACATGGCTATATCCGTTGAATATGATTTAAAATACTAATGAGAAGTGTTTTTGACTTTATAGTTAAACCTATAGAAGGACGATATAAAAATGATATAGATGTTAATGGTAAAAAACTTATACTTAATTCTAATATAGAAAATTTTAAGTTTATAAGTAGAACAGCAGAAGTAATAACTGTACCATTATCACTAAAGACATTAATACAACCTGGTGACATTGTTATAATTCACCACAACGTATTTAGAAGATACTACAATCAAAAAGGAGAAGCTGTAGACAGTAGTAAACTTTTTAAGGAAAATCTTTATTTTTGCCAACCAGATCAAATTTATTTATACAAAAGAAATGGTAAATGGAAACCTGTAGGTAACAGATGTTTCTTAATGCCAATAGAGAATAACGATAGTTTCTCAATGGATAAAGAGCGTAAGGATGTTGGTATACTAAAAATTGGTAATAGCTCGTTAGAAGCGCTAGAAATAGCCGAAGGAGACTTACTTGGATTCAAAAGCAATAGAGAGTTTGAGTTCATAGTTGATGATCAACGACTTTACTGTATGGAATCTAATGATATTTTATTAAAGTATGAATATAAAGGAGACGAAAAAGAATATAATCCTGGCTGGGCAAAAAGCAGTTGAGGAATTAATTCAAGTAGCTAAAGAAAAAATAGTTGACTCAGATGATGATATATCTGCTGATAGATTAAAAAACGCTGCAGCTACAAAGAAGCTAGCTATTTTCGATGCTTTTGAAATACTTAGTAGAATAGAAGAGGAAGAAAAGCTTTTGGAAGAAAAACCAAAAGATGTTAAACAAGAGAAATCTTTTAGAGGTTTTGCTGAAGGTAGATCTAAGTAATGTATAAGCAAACGCTAGTACGTACTGTAAAAGATCATATAAAGCCAGCAGTACTCAAAAGAAATAATAGATACAAAAAGTGGGAAAAAGGCTATAACCCTGAGTATGATGTAGTTATAATAAGTAGCGATGGAACTATAGGTGAAATCATAGAGATTCAAAACTTAAAAATAGCATTACCGTTAAAACCTAAGAACGTTCACAAATGTTCTCAGGATAAAAAAGATCAAGTTTGGACGAAGTTGGAATATCCAAAAGAACTATCTAAGATAAAGAGTGTTTTTGATTGGGAAAAATATCCAACTGATTTTAAAGAAGAGTGGTACGAATACATAGACAAAGAGTTTGAAAAAAGAGAAAAAGGTTTTTGGTTTTATAACAATGGCATTCCGACTTACATTACTGGTACTCATTACATGTACTTGCAATGGTCCAAGATTGATGTTGGGGCAGCAGATTATAGAGAGTCAAACAGACTATTCTTCATATTCTGGGAAGCTTGTAAAGCAGACAAGAGGTGTTATGGAATGTCGTATCTCAAGAATAGACGTTCAG